ATTAGGAGTAGCCATGGCAAATGGTAAACCATATGCGGGAATGATGGACAGAAATGTCCCTTCTCAGCTTGATCCAGAAGATTTGGCCGCCGAGCTTGAGTTAGAGATTCCTGATTCCCAGAACAACGTCGTCGCGATGATTGACGCAGAGAATGTTGGCGAGATTGAAATCCTGCCAACCGAAGACGGCGGTGTAGAGATTGATTTTGAGCCGCAAGACCAGCGCGGCATGAACGAAGACTTTTATGCAAACCTTGCAGAAGAGATGCCGGACCGTGAGCTGACTCGCATTTCTTCTGAACTCCTCTCCGAATTTGATGCCAACCGTGCAAGTCGTCAGGAATGGGAAGACGCTTACAAGGATGGTTTAGAGCTTTTGGGCTTTACCTACGAAGAACGCACTCAGCCTTTCCGTGGAGCCTCCGGTGTGACTCACCCGTTGCTGGCGGAAGCGGCGACGCAGTTCCAAGCACAAGCATTTAACGAGCTGTTACCTCCTTCGGGGCCCGTTCGCACTGTTGTAATGGGTAGGGAAACGACTGAAAAGCAGCAGCAAGCCATGCGTGTGCGTGGCTTTATGAATTACTACATCACCAATGTGATGGAAGAATACACGCCAGATATGGACCAAATGCTGTTCTATCTGCCGTTGGCGGGTTCGACGTTCAAGAAGACGTACTATGACGAGACGCTAGGTCGTGCGGTATCCAAGTTTGTCCCTGCGGAGAATTTGATTGTCCCGTATGACACCGCGGACCTCGAAACATGCCCCAACATCACCCAGATTGTACGCATGTCGCTCAATGACCTGCGCAAGCGTCAGATTGCGGGCATGTATTTGGACGTTGAGGTACTGCCTGCACAGAAAGAAATCACCCAGCTAGAGGGTGAGTTCGACAAGATTGACGGCCAAGAGCCTAACCAGATTGATTATGACTGCACGATCCTTGAGTGCCATGTCGATTTGGACTTGGAAGGCTACGAAGAGTTAGATGACGACGGTGAGCCTACTGGCATCAAGGTGCCTTACATCGTCACGATTTCGGAAGACAACGGACAAATCCTGTCCATTAGACGCAACTATCGTGAAGAAGACCCGCTCAAGAAGAAAATTGCCTACTTCACCCACTTCAAGTTCCTCCCCGGATTTGGGTTCTATGGGCTAGGTCTTATTCACACGATTGGTGGTCTGTCTCGGACCGCCACAGCGGCACTGCGACAATTAATCGACGCCGGTACGTTGTCCAATCTCCCAGCAGGCTTCAAGGCCCGCGGACTACGGATCAGGGACGACGATGACCCGTTGCAGCCGGGTGAGTTCCGCGACGTGGACGCACCGGGTGGGGCTATCCGAGATAGCCTTATGCCGCTGCCTTTCAAGGGCCCAGACCAGACACTCTTCAATCTGTTGGGCTTTGTGGTACAGGCCGGTCAGCGCTTTGCGACGATCACGGACCTTAAGGTTGGTGACGGTAACCAGCAGGCTGCTGTTGGCACGACTATTGCGATGATGGAACAAGGCTCGCGGGTCATGAGCGCTGTACACAAGCGCCTGCACTACGCGATGCGTCAGGAGTTTAAGATTCTTGCTCGCGTGATGAGTGAGAGCTTGCCGCAGGAGTATCCGTACTCGGTTGCGGGCGGCGACCAGACGATCATGGCGTCTGACTTTGACGACCGTGTGGATGTGGTTCCTGTAAGTAACCCTAACGCATTTAGTCAGTCCCAGCGGATCATGCTGGCGCAGACTAAACTACAGCTCGCGGCCCAAGCACCAGAAATCCACAACATGCACGAAGTGTTCAAGGATATGTACGAAGCCTTGGGCGTGACTGATGTGGATCGGATTATGAAGTCTGTGCCTGCGGAAGAAGCAGAGCCTATTGATCCGGCGCAAGAGAACATTAACGCATTGGATATGTTGCCGCTGAAGGCGTTTGAGGGTCAGAACCATCAGGCGCACATCATGGCGCACTTGGTGTTCGGATCGGGACAAATGGTCGCAGCTATGCCTCCGGTCGCGATGGAATTGCAGAAGCACGTGATGGAGCATGTACAGATCGCGGCCCGCGAACAAGCGGCTGTGGCGTATCTGCAACAGGTACAGCAGACCGGACAGGCTGCTTCGGACGAAGAGATGTTGGAAATCGAACGTCTGACGGCGCAGTTTGTTGCGGAAGGCTTGCAGCAAGTGAAGGAGCTATCGGGTCAGCTATCTGGCGCGGGGGCCCCGGACCCACTTGTGCAGCTCAAGGAGCAGGAGCTTCAGATCAGGGCGCAGTCCGATCAAGCGGATCAGCAGATCGACCAAGCCAAAGTCCAGTTGGACGCACAGAATCAACAAATGCGAGCCACTCAATTCGACCAGCGCTTGGCTTCGCAAGAGCGTCAGACACAAGCTCGTATCGACGCCGCTATGCAGCGTGAGCTATTGAAGAACCAAGGAGGGCCCCAGCAATGATGAGCAAAAGCCTAACTTATGCTTATCAAAGCGGCGGTCCGGTAGGTATGGCGCTTCCGCCTAGAGTAGATACGACGCCTACTTATACTCCCGAGCAGTTGGCTCAAATGGAAGAAAACCAGCGTATTAGAGAAGCTGCCGAAGCTTCTATAGCCGCATCAAGGGCGCGGCAAGCACAAATTCATGCCGAAAACCCGGACATTGATTTTAGTCAAGCCGGTCATGATCTTGCTACGCAACAAGCTTTGGCTGCTTTAGCGGAAGGACAAGCCCAAGGTGCTGGAGGTGGTCAACCGGCTGCGCCGACTACAACGACGTATCAACCGCCCGCAGTTCCATCGTATCAAGCGGCACCCACTTACGATGAGTTTTACCAATTACCGGATCGTCAACCTACGGCTCCCGCGCCTGACTACAATTTGGGAATGGGCGATGTAGCGAGCGCTTTTGCGCAGGAAATGGGGTACGTCCCGCCTGAAGCAAACACGTATGATTTGACGGTACGTGCCCCCGAGGGTGGCGCGTATGTTCCCCCTGTTCAACAAGGTTTAGGTTCGATGCAAGACCGCGTTTTTGACGGGTATCTTATGTACTCTAGGCCGACACAAGACGTATTCATTAGACCCGGAGGTTAGTATGAAAGGTAAAGTAAAATACATGGGTTCTGCACCCAAGGACGCGCCGAAGGCGGTCGAGTATGCAGACATTAAAGGTCAGGGCCGTGTGCCGTATGGCAAGACTGCACCTGCGCCTATGGCTGGCGATAAGCCTCGTAAAATGAAAGTCCGTGGAGCGGGAGCCGCTATCAAGGGCACGGATTACATGGGCTGCTGATATGCCGCTCAAGAAAGGCAAAAGCCAAAAAACGATTAGCAGCAACATCAGTAAGCTGCGTGACGAAGGTTATGAACAGAACCAAGCGGTGGCTATTGCTTTGTCTAAAGCTGGCGAAACTAAGGCCAAGCGCATGGCAAGGGGCGGTGTTGTTAAGGGGTTTAGCCCGATAGCTCGGCCTCAAAGGTTTCAAGGAGTATTTTAGATGGTGGACTTTACTAGGTTTATGGGACGTGGCAAAGCCACAAAAGAACCGTTAGGTACTATCAAGACGGCTGCGCCTAAAACCACCAAAGCTCCGTTAGGCTATATTAAAACGGCTGCGCCTGCGCCAATGCCTGCGCCAGTAGCGCCATTACCTAATATTGATCTTTCTAATATTGATCTTTCTAACCTTGATCTTTCTAATGTTCCGGGATTGCCGCAGTTGCCTCCTATGACGGTCGAGCCTGCACCGGCTCCCGTGCCAGTGACGCCACCTCCGACACCGCCTATTTCGGTAGCACCGCCTCTTGAACCACGGGTAGCACCGGTTCCTCTTCCGGAGCCCGTTGTTCCGCCTCCGACACCGCCTGTTCCCGTGGCACCGCCGCCAGCGCCTGTTCCAACGCCAGCGCCTCCGCCAATTGTTCCGACTGTGCAAACAGCGCCAAGTAACCGGGTGTCAGAGCCAGCACCAGCGCCAGCGCCTACTCCCGTGGCACCGCCACCAGCGCCAGCGACAATACCTCCGATTGATCTTTCTAATATTGATCTTTCTAACCTTGATCTTTCTAATATAAACGTGCCTTCAATGCCTGCGGCAGCACCGACACCGCCGCCTGTTCCAACGCTAACGCCTGAGCCTTCTCCTCTTGTTCCGCCTGTGCAAACAGCGCCAAGTAACCGGGTATCAGAACCAGCGCCTGAGCCTGCGGTAGGTATTGAAACACTAGCACCGGATGATTTTACTGCGCCGGTAACTCCACCGTTTAGCCCTTCTGAACAAATGGGCTCTAATGCGCTTGAACCACAAGATGGTCCATTGCCTGCTGGTATTGTTCTACCGCCGGAACTTTTGAATCAGCTACCGAGAGATGACATTTTTCAGTCTCCTCCAATTATTGCAGAGCCTAATGTTCCACCAGTAAATACCCGAGCAGAGGCTGTGGAAGCAGGCATTCCTATGCCCGACGGTAGTCAGTTCAATTTAGAAAACTTGGATTTAGGTGGTTTTGAAGTTGATCCTGAAATTATACAAAACGCTTTAGCAGAGGCTGGAATCGAAACACCTGCTACAGGTGGGACGTCTACTTTTACCCCTAATCTTGATGCCGGTTTAACCTTGGGTGACACGTTGTTAACTGAGCCCACGCCCACCGCTTCTTCGTTTCAACCCGAGGCTGGCGGGTTTACTTTAACTCCCGAGCAGCAAGCCGCAATTGATGCTGCAATAGGCAGCGGTTCCTTTAGCCTTATTGACGATTCCTATGGCTTTACCGACGGACAACAAGACGCCGCCGGTGTAATTCCGGGCGCAGGTGCCGCGGCTAATGCAACAACCAATGCGTCTACTAATCCAAATGCTGGTCAGGATTGGTATGAAAACATGACCGACGAGCAACGCGAAGCGTATGATGCTTTCATTGCTGGTGGTGGTCTTGCTAACATTCCCGGGGGCACTATTGACTTAAGTGCCATCGGGGGTGGGACGGTAAACATCCCGGGTATTGGCGGATACACGGGTACTACACCACGTCCTGTAGTTGAAGCTATCCAAAACTTAACACCTAATCGCGATCCTACGCTGGCTGGAAACGTCTCAGCGGCTACGCAGTATGGCTTAACCGGTGCCCCACCTGTTCAAGCGCCTTCCACCAATCCTTTCCAGAGACCTGAAACTCAACAAGGTATCGGTTCTTTGGCTGGCGGCGGATGATTTAACTTTTTAAAAAGTTAACCCTATGATACATTGTTTTGTAAGATGTATCGTAGGGGGCAACCGTTTTGATTGCAGAGCTTGCCGCATTTAACGCGGGTTTTTCCGTTGTTAAACAATTTGTAGCTAATGGCAGAGACTTAAGCGATGCCATGGGCGCAATTGGCCAAATGGTCGGGGCAAAAGAAGAGCTGCAAAAGCGCGGCGAAAAGAAAAAGAAAAGCGTTCTATCTATCCTCGGTGGTAAAACCGAAAACGACTTTGAAGAGTTCATGGCGCTTGAGAAGATCAAGCAGATTGAAAAAGACCTCACCTCCATGATGAAGCTCTACGGGCGACCCGGGTTGCATGACGATTGGATTCGTTATCAAGCCGAAGCTCGTAAGCAGCGCAGACAACAAGCCCTCGAAGAAAAGAAACGTAAAGAAAAAAGGTGGGAGTATGCGGGTTATCTTCTTGCCGCAATTATTTTCATCTCTGGTCTTATCGGCATGGTTTTTTGGCTTAAGTGGCTACGGGACGGTGTGTTATGGTAAGAGCTGGTAACAAGTATGAGGCATTTGATTTGAATGACGATGGGGTTGTAGACGACCAAGAGATTAAGCGCAGTCAAGACATGCTTGAGCTTGAGTTGCGGGAAGAGAAGGCTGAAGCACAAAAACGTATGGCGTGGGTAGCTTTAGCAAGCGTTGTTTTGTTCACTGTTGTCCTTTTTACACCGTATGTCCCAGAAAGCCGGGTTAACGCGTTAGGTGACCTTCTAGGGTTGTTTTACATTGCTCAAGCGTCCGTTGTGGGCTTCTATTTTGGCGCTTCCGCCTACATGAG